GGACATATCCAGTAGCACAAGTACAAGCTATTCTAAACTTAGACGGACAAGCAACAATGAGTTTGAGTGACCAAGGTGCAATGCAAATTACTGTTGATAGCGGTTTAGGTACTTATAGTTACATACTACCAGCACAATCTAAGTAGGAGAAAAAGTTGAATACTGACTTAACAACAGAACAAAAAGACTATGCAATCTTTCTTCCAGCTTTAAGCGGATTCTATGCTACCTTTATTGGTAAACAAAGACGTGAAGAATATGTTGAACAAAGTCGTATTCCATATCCTAACATGGAAAGTATGAATTGGTTAAACAAAAAAGAAGGATTGTTTAACTATCATTGGAGTTTATATTCAGCAGGACATGCCGAGTTAGACGTTAACAAAGACTCTCCAAAAGAAGATATGGTCCGTGATAGAGATCGTAGCAACAGTTGGATGTTAGGTGACTCAGGTGGTTTCCAAATTGGTAAAGGTGTTTGGGAAGGTGACTGGAAAGATCCTAAGTGTCCCAAAGCACAAAAGAAACGTGAACAGGTTCTTGCGTGGATGGATGCTTATATGGACTATGGTATGATCTTAGATATTCCAGCCTGGGTAGCACGTTCACCTGCTGGTGTAAAGGCAACAGGTATTAGTACATATCAAGAAGCAGTTGATGCTACACGTATTAACAATGACTACTTTATGAAACACAGAAACGGTAATTGTAAGTTTTTGAATGTACTACAAGGCGAGAATCATGCTGATGCAGAAGACTGGTATCAGCAGATGAAAGACTATTGCGATCCTACTAAGTATCCTGACACACACTTTAACGGATGGTCAATGGGTGGACAGAATATGTGTGATATTCACTTAGTTCTTAAACGTATTGTTGCATTACGGTTTGACGGTTTACTTGAGCAAGGGTTACATGACTTTATGCACTTCTTAGGAACGTCAAAGTTAGAGTGGGCTACATTGCTTACAGACATACAAAGAGCAGTACGTAAGTATCATAATCCAAACTTTACAATTACATTTGATTGTGCTAGTCCTTTCTTAGCAACTGCTAATGGACAAATTTATATTCAAACAGAAACTAAAGATAGAACTAAATGGGTCTATAGAATGGTTCCTAGTATTGATGAATTGAAGTATGCTACTGACACACGTAACTTTAGAGATGGTGTACTAGCAGATGGTATCTTTAAAAACTTTACCAACAGTCCGTTAACTGAAAACATTAAAGTAAATGATGTTTGTATATATGCTCCTGGTGATGTTAATAAAGTTGGTGGGCCTAAGATACTTAAAGGCGAAATTGATCGAGATAAACATGGTGCTCCTATCCTTGACGAACAAGGTAACGAGCAAGTTCGTAAAAGAGATTCAACTAGTTGGGATAGTTTTAGCTATGCTATACAAATGGGTCATAACGTTTGGAGTCACATTAATGCAGTACAAGAAGCAAACAGACAATACGACAGTGGAAGTGTTCCGGCAATGCTTGTGGAGGAACAATTCGACAGGCTATATTTTAGAGATGTTGTGGAAGCAATATTTGCAACTCCAAACAGAGACGAAGCAAACGCGATCATAGAAGAATATAGTAAATTCTGGATGTCAATAATTGGCACTAGAGGAGCAACTGGTAAAAAAACTGTAAATGCAAATACAGGATTTGGAAACTTATTTGAGGAGGTATAAAGATGGCAACTGGAAGACTTAGTAAGAAAGCAAAACGACTAGAAGGTCTGCATGAATATTTGCATGAGAAAGTCGAAGATGTAGAAAAAGAACGTGCAAATGATCGTTCGTACAATCACAAAGCACATCTTATTAACCTAAAGAAACAAAAACTTGCTGTAAAGGATCAGATAGACAAAGATGAATAGAGATTATAACAATGGCGTCAAAGATGATGTTGTATACTTTACAGGCTTTGAAGTTGAAAAAACTCCAGTACATGGTGAACATACTTTGTTTGTTGTAGGTGCTCAAGATCCTAAAGAAGTAATTGATAGAGTACAAAAAGAAGCAATCGAACATGTCTACTTAGGTGCTAATCACAGTTTTAATATTACACTTCCCTTTGGTACTAAAAAAGAACAAACAGACTGGGATAAACTAATTACAGAATTACTAAAATTAGGTATTTGGGTTACACTAGACTATGATGTTAAATATCACGAATTTGTATTAGAATCTGGCTATAATGAAAACGATAAGTTTATTAGTATGATTAGTGTAAAGTTACCCCATATTGATCAACTTAACTATAATGCATGTATTAAAATTGACGACAAAGACTTTAAAGCATCAAATGCAGGTGTTTGGGTACATTATGCTAGAGATTTGCAACCAAGAGAAAAGTTTACATCTTGGGAGAAATATGAAAATGATTCGCCAATATCTATTGACATTGATGAATAAAGGTAGTATAATTAAATGGTACAAGAACGTTATAGCGACTATATGAGTCGCAGAATGAAAGAGGCAAATATGGAACAAGGCAAAGAAAACGCAATGCAAACTGCAAAGCGAATGATATGGGTTACTTTTAAGAAAGAAGGTATCCACAAGTATCCTGCGGCACTAGATGATCCTAGTCTTGCAACGGGTGATGAATATGATGTTAGCTTTTTGGGCTATCCACATAGACACATATTTCATTTTAGAGTAGGTATTACTGTTACACACAACGACAGAGATATCGAGTTTATACAATTTAAACGTTGGATGGAGAAACTTTACGCAGAAAAAACATTAGAACTTGACTACAAGTCATGTGAAATGATGTCAGATGATTTGTATGAACAGATCACAACAAAATACACCGGACGTGAAGTCCACATCGAAATCTCCGAAGACGGAGAGAACGGTGCCCACATTACATACCCTAGCTATTAAAGGAGATAACAAATGGCTTATACCCAGGGTCAATATTTTGCAACACATCCAGAGATCGTACGGATCTTTGATGACATGGAACGATTTAAGGCGTTCTGTGCAACTGCTTACTTGTACGGTCATGACGGCTATACATGGGATGAAAAGAATCTATATAATAATGCAAGTCGTGCTTGGCAGGCTTACAGCAGATTCCGTTCAGGCGGTAAACGTAAATTTAATAAAGGTAACGGGCAAGGACGTTATCAAAGTAATAGGAGAAACTAATGACAATCTATATTGTAGACATTGAAGCAGTAGATACACGTTATACTAAGCAGTGGAAGGAATATCTTCCTAAGCAACTGCAACGAGCTACAAATATAGATATTGAAGTTATTAGTGGAGGAGAGGCTCCTCAGGCAACTACGCCTGGGGCTTTTCTTAACTTTGGTGGGACTAACGTTTACAAAAGTAAACAATTAGAAACTATCGGTGAGATGTTCTGCAAAGGACAAGTAGCCGATGGTGACTATTTCCTATACACAGACGCCTGGAATCCTACAGTTATACAACTTCGTTACATGGCAGAACTATTGGGTGTTGACATTCGCATTGGTGGTTTGTGGCATGCAGGTAGTTATGATCCGCAAGATTTTTTAGGTAGACTTATTGGTGATAAACCTTGGGTAAGGAATGCTGAACGTAGTATGTTTGATTGTTATGATCATAACTTTTTTGCTACACAGTTTCATATTGATTTGTTTTTACAAACATTTAAGAACAAAGATAATCCTAAAGAGTTTCGACAAGTAAATGAAGATAAAATTAAACGTGTTGGTTGGCCTATGGAATACTTGGCTACTAGTTTAGATAGTTACAAGAATATGCCTAAAGAAGATATTATTTTGTTCCCACATAGAGTTGCACCGGAGAAGCAAGTAGATATTTTTAACGATCTTAAATCTTCTCTTCCGCAATATGAGTTTATTGTTTGCCAAGAACGTGAACTTACAAAGAATGATTATCATAACTTATTAGGTAGAGCTAAGATGGTGTTTAGTGCTAACTTACAAGAAACACTTGGCATTAGTTGGTACGAAGGTTTACTAGTAGATTGTATTCCTATGATGCCTGATAGATTAAGCTACAGTGAAATGGCTGATCAGCCATTTAAGTATCCAAGTATTTGGACTAAAAACTTTGCACAGTACAAGAAGTTTAAACCGCAACTTGTTGAAAAAGTAATTGACTACATGGAAAATTATAACAGTTATAAAATTCCAATGAATACACAATTATACAACTTAAAAAGATCTTTCTTTAGTGGTGAAGCATTGTACAAGGAGGTTAGCAATGGGTGACGATTACGAAATAACTTATTCAGATGGTTCAACTGTAGGCGGGCATATTAGTACAGCTACTCATCCTACTACTACAGTAACCGTTGGTGGTATTGATTATGATGATTCAGTAACATTTTCTAATATAACTGACACAGGATCAGAGTTTACATATAATGTGCCAGATACATTTGCCTTGCAAGACTTTGTACATTCGATGCCAGAACTTTCACGTGTTGAATCAATGTGTGAACAGTATCCTGCTTTAAACAAAGTTTATGAGCAGTTTAAATTAATCTATAAAATGACAGTGCAAGACTACGAAGGCAAGTTAAAAGAAAGAAACATAAAGTGATTAGTTTTTTTAAAAATCGTAAACGTGTAATTACAGACAGAAGCGGAAAAGTACCTTACTTAGTACGGTGGTATGTTTTTTTAAAGGACAGAAAAAACTTTCCTTTCAATGTTACACTACACAAAGTTTTAGTAAGTGACGAACCTACACTACATGATCATCCGTGGAGTTGGGGAGCATTTATTATTAAAGGCGGCTATTGGGAGCATACTCCAGAAGGTAAGTTTTGGCGTGGTCCAGGTAGCATACGTTTTCGTTCAGCAAAAGATTTACATTGGTTAGAACTTGCTAAAGACGAAGATGGTAATAATATTCCATGTTGGAGTTTGTTCTTCATGGGTAAAAAGGCACAAAGCTGGGGCTTTGTTAAAAACGGTAAATGGATTGACAATAAGGATTATTTAAAAAATGTTTAACACAAGACAAGACCTAACTGAATGGGCTACTGAACAATTTAACAAGTATGGCATTAGACAACCTGAAACTTATACAGAACAAGAAATTAAAGACGCTTGCCCAGAAGTTCCAAGTTGGGCTGTTACAGAGCATGTTGAAAAAAGAAAAATTCAATTACTAGACGAGGACGATGGATATCATGATTAAGAAACATTATTATAGTTGGGCTGACGTAGAAAAAATGTGCGTTAGTATTGTGAATCAAATGTACAAGGACAATTGGCGTCCTGATTACATTGTAGGTATTACACGCGGTGGCAATGTTCCTGCTACTATTATTAGTAACATTACAGGCATACGTTGCGAAGCATTAAAAGTAAGTTTGCGTGATGGAGAGTCAGGAAAAACTGGCGATAGTATGTTATGGATGGCAGAAGATGCGTTTGGATATAACGACGGTACACTAGTAACAGCAGGTCCATTAGAAAACAAAATACTTATTGTAGATGACATCAACGATACTGGTGCTACATTTAATTGGATTATGAACGACTGGAAATCAGGTTGCTTACCTGATCATCTAAGATGGAATAATATATTTGGTAACAATGTTCGCTTTGCTACACTAACAGATAATTTAGCAAGCGAATTTAATAGTAAGATATCATATACATGTCATGAAGTAAACAAAGCAGAAGAAGATGTTTGGTTAGTTTATCCTTGGGAAAATGTAGGAGAATATTAATGATTGAAAAGCAGTTTATCTTTCCAACACAAGTATTTAGAGGTTCATATGATAAGGCTCAAGAACTACAGAAGTCTGTAGTTCCAGAACTGTTAGCAAAAGAAAAAACTGATGCATCTCCTATAAGATATACTGCTAACGGATACACCTCATACGGTAACGAAAATATTTTAGAAAATCCATTGTTTGAAGATTTAAAAAACTTTATTGATGCATGTGTACAAGAGTGTCATAACGAAACTAAACTACAACATAAACCTTCACTTAAAAGCAGTTGGTTTAGTATTAACCGTAGATACACTTACCACGAAGAACATAATCATCTTCCAGACACATGGAGTGGAGTATACTACATTCAAGCAGATCAAGATCATCCAGGACTAACTTTAGTTAATCCTAACATGAAGGCTAACTGGCCAAGAGTAAATGTTTCAGAACTAAATGAAGCAAATTCTCCTAACGTAACTTGTGCGGCAATAACAGGAAGTTTAATTATTTTTCCAAGTCATTTGCATCATAAAGTTGAACAACAAATGGTAGACAAAGAACGTATAATGGTGGCATTTAATTATGGATTTTAAAGATACTCCGTGGACTGATGTATTAGTCAACACTAAAGAATTTACAGTATACAAAGACGGTTATCCAGTTACAGAAGGACACGTTCTTTTTGTTCCTAAACAAGAAAACTGGAAGAGCTTAACAGCATGTTTTGAAGCCGCATATAAATGGGGCTATGATTGGGTTGAACGCGGATACTGTGATGCGTTTAATATTGGTCAAAACGTTGGAGAAGCGGCAGGGCAATCTGTTCCTTATCCACACGTTCATTTAATTCCTAGGCGCAAAGGCGACATGGATAATCCACGCGGCGGCGTAAGACACGTAATCCCTGAGATGGGTAACTACAAAGAGAAGAAAGGAGACTTATGTTGAGAGAAATCATGATTAGTGCGGCAAGGAAACACGCAGAAGCGGAAGTTGAATTGCACAAAGCTAACATCGAAGTTTATATGAGTAAGGTTGTAGGTATTGGAGAACATTCTGATATCATCGAAACTGTTCAAAAAGAACTTGATAAGATGGCGGCGGCGCACGACAGACTCGAAATGCTGGACAAATACTTCAATGTCTAGAACACTTTTCATTGGCGATAGTCACGCCCACGGTTATTTAGAAGTTGGTGATACAATATCAGCATGGCAAGACAATAACTATGCAGAGATTTACGCCGAAGAAAATAATAAAGAGGTTGTAATATACAGCCAACCAGGCGGGTGTAATAGGAAATATCCTGCCTGGTTAAAATCAATGCTTGATCGTTATGACGATATTGACGAAGTTTTTATACAGTCAACTTATTGGAATAGATTCTTACTTGCATGTTCACGTAACTTAGATGTTGGTGAAGATACAAATGTAGATTTATTTTTAGATAACGATCAACCAAAAGACAAAAAGATACAAAGATATACAGATCATCGTGTAACTGAAAACTATATTGAAATGATTGATCAAGTTCGTCAAGAAAATTACGAGGACTTTAAAGGGTTTGCGTTTGATGATATGCAAGTTAAAGCAGACTTTCAACCATTCCATGAAAAGTATATCTATACAAAGTTATGGCACGAGTTAGTAACACCTTTGCAATATAAAGATTATTGCTTAGACTTATTAGCAATTGATACCATGTGTGCTAGAAGAAATATTAAATGGTATCAATGGACTATAAACAACAGAGTATTTGTTCCTAATAATGTTGAACTTTACGGAGATTGGCAAACAGGTACAAAAGCAAAGTCATCTGCAGAAGGGTATTTGCAATTAGCAAAAGCAATTAATATAGAAACAGATGAACATAGATTGGATGGCGAGCATTATACAAAGCATATACACGAGTTAATTGCCACAGACTATCTTACATATTTGAAAGAAAAAGGTTGACACAGACCTAAATAATGTGTATAATATATATAATATTGGCAATCCACTGCCTAAACATCGGAGAACTAAATGAGTAAAAGTGAAGAAATTAAAACTAAGTTAGAAGAAGCAGGTATTAGATACTGGGCTGGCGATAACATTAGTCAAGTCCTACAAGAGGGCGACAAAGAAGAACTAATTGAAGAAGCGGCAACTGCTTTTGAAAACGTATTAGATAAACTTTTAATTGACAGATATAATGATCCTAACAGTATGGGAACTGGTAAACGTCTTGCAAAGATGTATATTAATGAGCTAATGACTGGACGTTATGATCCAATGCCTGCGGCAACGGCATTTCCAAATGACAGTGCATCACGTTACGAAGGTATGCTTGTTGTTAGAAGTGAACTTACAAGTATGTGTTCACATCATCACCAGATTGTTAAAGGCGTTGCATACATTGGTATTATTGCCGCAGACAAACTAATTGGCTTGTCTAAGTATACACGTATTGCACAATGGTGTGCTGAACGTGGTACGTTGCAAGAAGAACTTGCTAACGATATTGTTAGAGAGATTCAAAAGGCAACAGGTGCAGAACACTTAGGTGTTTATATACAAGCAACACATGGTTGTGTTGAAAACAGAGGTGTAAAAGCACATAGTAGTCTTACACAAACAACTGTTCTCAAAGGTGCATTTAAAGACGATGCGGCTACTAAAAAAGAGTTTATGGATAATATTAAATTGCAACAACAATTTGCATGTGGAGCCTAATATGAAATTAAGATATAGCGAAGCATTTTATAGTGTACAAGGCGAAGGCAAATTTGTAGGAGTACCTAGTGTGTTTCTACGTACATTTGGTTGTAACTTTCGTTGCATGAACTTTGGCTTAACTGGTGAAGCAATGCGTGACGAAAAGCAAAAGCAAGGCATTATTCATAATCAAGAAGTAAAAGACTTGCTTGACGATGGTATTATTGCTAGAACAAAAGAGTTTAATGACTTGCCTATTATACATACAGGCTGTGATACTTATGCAAGTATCTATCCGGAATTTAAGCACTTTAATAAACAAGCAACTGTAGATGAAGTAGTCGAACATTTGCTATCACTTACTCCAGAAGGTAAGTGGACAATGGACAATGGTCAAGACATACACTTGATTATGACTGGTGGCGAGCCGTTGTTGGCGTGGCAACGATTATACGTCGAATTATTTGAACACCCTAGAATGAAGGATTTAAAAAATGTTACATTTGAAACAAACACTACACAACATCTACATCAAGATCTCTTCAACTATCTCACAGACAATGACAGAATTACAGTTACGTGGTCATGTTCCCCTAAACTTAGTGTTAGCGGAGAACCTTGGGATACTGCTATTAAACCTGACGTGGCTCGTGAGTATCAGCTTGTTGACGGTAGTGACATTTATCTTAAGTTTGTTGTCGCTACTCAAGACGATTTTGACGAAGTTACTCGAGCTGTTCAAGAGTATAGGAGCGCCGGGATCGAGTGTCCGGTATATCTTATGCCGTTGGGAGGACGCTCGGAAGAGTATGTCCTTAACGTCAAAGAAGTTGCAGAAGCGTGTATGGAAAGAGGATGGCGATTTACCCCAAGACTACACATATCACTCTTCGGAAATGCTTGGGGAACTTGATGCATTACATGCAATTAAGCAAGAAACAAATGAACAACTTGAGAAAGCTATGAAGGCTCCTATTAACGAAGATAGAATAAGAAAGGCAGGATGGTAATATATGAAAGCAATGGATAAAATTAAAAAAACATTAGGTATGAAAACTGATGCAGAGAAGGCATTAATCCTTTCTCCAGAAGAACAACGTAGAGCTATTCTTGAAAAAGAAAAAGCACAAGCAACTAAAGATAAGAAGCCTTGGGTAGCAGTACTAGATACACAAGTTAATCCAGATAACATTAAGAACGGTTTCTTTGAGCTTGATTGGAACAATGAGTTTATTGAACAACTTATTGATGCAGGATACTCAGGAGAAGAGCCAGAACATATTGTTGATGCATGGTTTAGAACTATCGCTACACAGATGTTAGAAGAGGATGGCCAAGAAACTACTCGAGGTATGGGATATATCAGTACCAGTAAAGCAGATAATAATGGTAAAACAGAAGTAAAATAATGCTTGACAAAAGTCAGATCTGGTGTTATAATACTATTACAAATTACAAAAAGGTAAACTAATGGCAACTTATATTCTAGTAGACACAGCAAATACTTTCTTTAGAGCTCGGCACGTAGTACGTGGTGATGTTGATACTAAAGTAGGTATGGCTTTTCATATTACATTAGGTGGTGTTAAAAAAGCATGGACTGACTTTAAAGGCAGTCATGTTGTGTTTTGTTTAGAAGGACGTAGTTGGCGTAAAGACTATTACGAGCCTTACAAACGTAATCGTAGTGTTGCTCGTGCCGCATTAACAGAGTCGCAACAAGAAGAAGAGACTGTGTTTTGGGAGATGTTTGATGAGTTTAAAGACTTTGTAACTACAAAGACTAACTGTACTGTAATGCAACATCCGCAATTAGAAGCAGATGATCTTATTGCTGGCTGGGTACAAGCACATCCTAATGATGATCATGTTATTATTAGTACTGATGGTGACTTTGCACAATTGATTGCACCTAACTGTAAACAGTACAACGGTGTTAGCAATACAATTATTACACACGAAGGTTACTTTGACGACAAGAAAAGGCAACCTGTTATTGATAAAAAAACTAAAGAAGCAAAACCTGCTCCTCATCCTGAATTCATGTTGTTTGAAAAGTGTATGCGAGGCGACACTAGTGACAATGTGTTTAGTGCATTCCCTGGTGTTAGAACTAAGGGCACTAAAAACAAAGTTGGTCTTATTGAAGCATTTGAAGACAAAGACAACAAAGGCTTTAACTGGAATAACATGATGCTACAACGCTGGACTGATCACGAAGGTGTAGAACATCGAGTACTTGATGACTATCAACGTAACGTTGTCCTTTGTGATTTAACTGCACAACCCGGCAACATTAGAAGTATTATTAACGATGTAATTGAAGACAACATGGTTACAAAAGAAGTTACACAAGTAGGATTACGTCTAATGAAATTTTGTGCTAAACACGATATGCAACGGATTGCAGACAATGTTCAGTTATATGCTGAGCCACTCAATGCGAGGTATTCATAACATGGAGGCAAGAATGACAATAAAGGCAAAACCAATCCTAAAGAACAAATTTTGGATTGTAGAAAAAGATGGTGAACGTATTGGTACACTATCAAAACAAGAAGATAAAAGATACATGTATAGTTGTTCATCAGGAACAGACTATTTTACTGATATTAAATCATTTAATAGTTTTATTGGCGGACTAAGTTTTGATAAAGCAAGTATTTCGGATGGTAGTGATACTGTTAAAGAAATACACGGTTTTTCGACGTCTAGTACACCATACAACATAATGTATAATGTACAAAAGAAACTACCACTCTTTACAAAGAGTAAAAAGTCTAAGAGCTTATATGCGGCAGGCTATTATATAATTCACTTTGATAAAGGTTGGGTAAGAAGTTTTTGTCCAAAACTAGTTACACTTGAAAAGTATGATTATAGAGGACCTTTCAAAACTGAGTTTACAATGAGACAGGAACTATCTGATGCAAACAAACGAACCAATTAATACTATACCAATTCAACAGTTTATACAAGTTGTAAAAACTGCTGAATCTACTAATCAAAAAGAAATTAAAATTCCAATGACTCAAGCTAAAGCACTTGTATATGCTTTAGGAACTGTTATGGCAAACCATCAAGGAAGACTAGAAAAACTTATTATTGATAATAAATCTAGTGCAGATGATGAACCTGTAACAGTTACTATGGACGGTGGTGGTGACTGGAAGTGAAGTGGTTTATACTAGTATTATTTTTTAATCAACCTGACTTTTATGTGTTTACTGAGCCTACATTTGATTCTGAAGATGTGTGTGTAGGTAGTATTACTGACCCTCAACACTATCCAATACTAGTAGAAAAATTATTACAAGAATATACACAGCCAAGAAAAATACAAAGTGTATTGTGTATTAGCGAAGAAGAACTTAAAGACCTACTTACAGCAATTAGCAGTCAATCTGTTTAATAAAGTAGTAGTTTTCTACTAAAAAAAGATAAATATATGCGTAGTTAATTAAAGAGGATACGCATATGAGTAGACCAAAACCAACGATAATTTTAGAGAATGTTGACAAAGCATCATATAAGTGTGAACAAGTTTTGCAAGCAGACGCTATTTGGGCTGTCTTTTATAAAGGCGCTCCATTCAATCTAAAAACATCAAACGCAATCACAAATTACCCTGGGCCTAAGTACAAAAAGGTATCTTTTTCAAATCCAGGACATGCACACAATTTAGCAAAAAAATTAAACGACCTTTTTAGAAATAACGATTTCGCTGTATATAAACTTACTTCAGGCGAACTGGTTACAGATGAATGAACTGGAAAGAAACATACACTAAAGTCTTTTTAAAGCAATCTGACACTGCACTAAGTGATGCTAACATAAAACAGTATATGTCTGATTGGTGGCAGAACACTCGAGGCAAATCAACAGGCGGACTAAGACTTACAGAAGACGGTTTTGACTTTTTAGGTACAAACTTAGATATCCAAATGTACGAGATTCCTTTTCCTAGGGATTTTAAATTTACAACTCAAACTTACATATTCTTGGATCAATTTATTACATGCCCGTACTACCTAACTAGTTATAGTATATGGGTTACAGACGAAAAAAAGAGTATGGAACTACACTTGTTTAGCGGAGATCTACGCAAGTACGGACTTACAAAAGCTATGAAACGGCACGAATAGAACGTCATTAAATGCTCTTATAACAGTCTTATATCCTAGTACATACAAACACCCCAGAAAACCGTTAAACGCAGTTTAAGAGCCATTTAGACGCTAAAATCATATGTTTAAAGCGTCTGTCGCATAGGTTCTATTAAATGGTACATAAAAAATAAACTGTAAAAAGTATCCAAAAGTGGTTGACTTTCAGAGTTAATGATCGTATAATATATACATACTTAGAAATAAGCATATGGCACTGTTAAACTTAGAAGAGGAATACAAAATGGAAACTACTACACTACGTACTGTCTCGCCCAATGGCGCAAAAAAGAGCATTATGCGAGCATTTAAAAAGAAACGTCCTTTGTTTCTTTGGGGGCCTCCAGGTATTGGTAAGTCTGATATCGTAGGGCAAATTACTAAACAACTTAAAAATTCGCATTTAATTGATATTCGTTTATCATTATGGGATCCTACAGATATTAAAGGTATTCCATATTACAATGCAACAGAAAATAATATGGCTTGGGCACCGCCACAAGAACTTCCTACAGAAGAGTTTGCTAAACAATTCGATTATATCGTTTTGTTCTTAGACGAAATGAATTCTGCGGCGCCAGCAGTACAAGCGGCCGCTTACCAACTTATTCTTAATAGACGTATTGGAGCATACAAATTACCAGACAATGTTTTAATTGTTGCGGCCGGTAATAGAGATGCTGACAAAGGTGTTACTTATAGAATGCCTGCTCCGTTAGCAAACAGATTTGTTCACTTAGAACTAGCAGTTGATTTTGATGACTGGTTCCAGTGGGCTATAGACAACGACATACACCAAGATGTTGTTGGTTACTTGACATTTAGCAAGAAGGACTTGTATGACTTTGATCCAAGAAGCCCAAGTCGTTCATTTGCTACACCTCGTTCTTGGTCATTTGTTTCCGAGCTTATCGAAGACGATGATGATGAGAACACCACTACCGATTTGGTAAGTGGTTCTGTCGGCGAAGGACTTGCCGTTAAGTTCATGGCGCATCGTAAGGTTGCTTCAAAACTTCCTAACCCTACTGACATACTTGAAGGTAAGGTTAAGGATTGTGAAACTAAAGAAATCAGTGCCATGTATTCCTTGACTGTTTCACTTTGCTATGAACTTAAAGATGCTTGCGATAAAAACGATAAGAAGTTTGATACGAAAGTTAATAACTTCTTAAGGTTTGCAATGGATAACTTTGATACTGAACTAGTAGTTATGGGTATCAAACTTGCTCTTACACAATACTCACTTCCAATCGATCCAGATGAAGTAGAGTGTTTTGATGAGTTCCATGAGCGTTTTGGTAAGTATATTCAAGCCGCACAGAGTGCCTAATAGGCACGGTGATATTGGGCAAGGCAACGGCTTATGCTGGTAAGACCTTGCCCAATATTTTACCAATTATGGTTGACTTATGACATTAAATATAGTATACTGTAAGAACAATAAGGCACTGAAGGAGTACAAATTATGGGCATAGATACTAAAGGTTTTCAACCTAATCCAGATATTACAGAACAAGAACTTACTGAGATGCGAATAGACGTAGCTGATAGAATTATTGTTGCTCGTGTTGGTTTGCTTCTTAGACACCCATTCTTTGGTAATATGGCAACTAGACTCATTGTTAAAAATTGTGATGACTGGTGTCCTACTGCCGCTACAGACGGTAAACATTTATATTATAATACACAATTCTTTAATGCTATGAGCAATAAGGAAATAGAATTTGTAATTGCACACGAGATTTTACATTGTGTTTTCGATCATATGACACGTAGAGAAGATCGTATTCCAGTACTACACAATATCGCATGTGATTACATCGTAAACAATACACTAGTACGTGACCGTATTGGTGAAATGGTTAAAATTGTACAATGCTATCAGGACTTTAAATACGACGGTTGGATGAGTGAAGCAGTATATGATGACTTGTTTCAAAAGGCAGAAGAAAAAGGCCAAGAATATTTAGAAGCACTTGGCGACTTGCTTGATGAACATATTGATTGGGAAAAACAGCCTGAAGGTAAAGGCGGTAATAAAAGCAATAGTAAAGACGGTGGCGAAGGTGAAGGTCGTCCTACATATACAAAAGACGAATTGAAAAAGATACGTGATGAAATAAAAGAGAACATGATAAGTTCTGCACAAGCCGCAGGTGCAGGCAATACTCCTGCAGAAGTACAACGTATTATTAAAGAACTTACAGAACCTAAAATGAACTGGCGTGAGCTATTACGTCAACAGATACAATCTACAATTAGAAATGATTATACATTTAGTCGTCCTTCACGTAAAGGTTGGCATACTGGTGCAATACTTCCAGGAATGAATTTCATGGATACTATTGATGTTGCTATTGGACTTGATATGAGTGGTTCGATTGGTAATCATCAGGCTAAAGATTTCTTAGGTGAAATTAAAGGCATTATGGACGAGTACAAAGACTACAATATTAAGTTGTGGACATTCGATACAAAGGTATATAACGAACAAGATTTTAGTGCAGATGGCGGTGAAGATTTATTAGACTACGATATCCAAGGCGGTGGCGGTACTGACTTTATGACTAATTGGGAATATATGAAAGAAGAAAATATTCAACCTAAAAAGTTTATTATGTTTACAGATGGTTACCCATTTGGCAGTTGGGGAGACGAAGACTATTGTGAAACTGTATTCATTATACATGGTCATCATGATAAGAATACTAAAGCACCATTTGGTGTAACTGCCCACTACGAGGAAGCACGTTGATCGTAAAGAATAAAGTTTCAGCTCAAGACTACTTTGAAATAAGAAGGCTATCATATGAACCTTCGCATCTTGCTACGATTGATTTGCCACATACCTACAACATCGAAACCGCTATTTCTAAGTGGATTGAAAGTAACCTCAAAAAAAGGTACTATCTAAAGAAAGTAGTAGGACTAACTAGAGAGAATAAGATTGAATCAGTTCTTAGAGCAGGATTTGAAGATCCTAAAGAACTTTCATATTTCGTTTTAGCGTGTCCACTTTTGAAGTACAAATAAATATTAAGTGCATATATAATACATAAGGAGTAAACAATATGTCAGAAGAAAATAAAACAACAGAAGCTCAAGCGGCACCAGCAGGTGAAGCACCACAAGCAGGTGTATCAACTGGTCCAGTTGAACTAACTGTACAAGACCTTGGTGTAATTAGATCAATTATTGATGTTGCATCGCAAAGAGGAGCGTTTAAAGCTAGCGAAATGGAAGCCGTTGGTAAAACATTTAACAAACTAGATGCTTTCTTGCAGACAGTTCAAAAAGCTGAAGACGAAGCAAAAGCCAGCGAAAAAGGAACTGCTCCAGCAGAAGCTCCAAAAGGAGACAAATAATGGCCGAAATTAAACACGTAGGCAGACTAAAGAAAAATCAACGTAAAGTTGTAGTAGCATATAGAGTTATTCCAGGTGAAAATCCACCAGTGAATGCTTTAGTAGTTGATACTGCTACACTTAGAGACGAAGATCACGATGTGTTGATCAAGACTGTTGAAAGTAACTCATCTCAAACAGCATTTGAATTTGCTGAAGTTATGGCTCGTACAACACTACAAGATGGCGCAAATATGTTAGCAAGATTTCACAGCACAGGTAGACTACAAACGTTACCTATGAGTGAAATTGAAATGACACCAAACACTGCAACTTCAATTGGTCTTGATGAATTAAATAAAATCATCGCTGATCAAAGAGGTGTTACTATTGCAGACTTAGCAATGAAAGATCCTAATGCACTAAAATCAGGTGAAAGTATTACCGAAGCTGGTAGTGTTAGTAATATGCCAAAAACTACAGACCCGGCAGTAGTAGCTGAAGCAAAAGCCGCTAACTTACAAGCACCTGACAACGGTGTATTAACTGACGCTGACTTAGCCGCAAAATATCGTAGCGATGCAGACAGACTATACAAAGAAGCAAAGGTACTAAGAGCACAAGCAGAAGATCTTGTTCCTACTACAAAGAAGAAGTCTAGTGCCAAAGCCACTACCTGATGATGTAATCAAACATTGGCCTGAAGTTTTTAAAGATATAGACATACAAACTATACCTATAAATTACTTACATTCAATACGTATTGAGTTCAAAAAAGGTAAAATATGGGAAATAGATTGCAATGCTAAACGTAGCACTGGTGCTAATCTAGACGATACTATCGCCGATTTATTTAACGAATACGGCGATGATATTGTACATGTGGACTTTAGGTTGAATACTACAAAGGTAAAACGCGATATACAAAAGCAAACAAGAGCTTTTTTAAAGAATCCTACTAAAAAGAGAAAGTAGGGTTATCGTTGTTTTGATATAAATACATGTAACAATGAATTAGGAGCATTAGATGGGTACTTTACGAATCAAACGAGGCACCAAAACGGCATTACAATCCAGTCCTGGATATGTACCAGCTGAAGGTGAACTTGTTTACACAACAGACAGCAAAGAGGTATTTGTAGGAGATGGCGCTACAACAGGCGGAACTCCAGTATCTGTATCAACACAAAATTTAGAAGATTTAGGTAACGTACAAGCGTTGGCCGCAAACAACGATCAGATACTTGTATACAATGGTACACAATGGTCTGCAACAGATAACCCAGCAATTGACATACGTGGTAACATTTATGGTGATGATTCAACGCTCCTAGTTGATGCTATAAACGGAAGAATTGTAGGACCAGTAGTAACAAGCTCAGTAACAGCAACTAACGTAGTTGGTAACTTAACTGGCGATGTAGTTGGTTCAGTTACAGGTTCCGTAGTTGGTAATACAACAGGTACACACTTTGGAAACGTAGTTGGTGCTTTAGACGGTGACGTAAACGGTAGTGTATTCGGCGATGATAGTACTGTACTATTAGACGGAATAAACAAAACATTCTCAGGAAATATTACTGGTAGTACTGTGATATCAGCGGCGACAGAATCTGAAGTACAACTTGGTATAACAAGTTTAGAAAATACTAGTAGAATTAATTTAAAACGTCAATCTGCTACAGACTTGTCAGGTGATACATCTGTACAATATGGTACTATATCTTTTGGTAGATCCGATACAGGCGGCACAACAACAACTGGTTTACTTTTTGGTAGAGAAGATTCAATATACTTTGGTCAATCTGCAACTGGTGCGTTTGGTACTGAAGCAGTATACATGGTTTGGAAAGGCAATAAGTTAGGCCTTGGTAAAACAACTCCAACCCAACAATTAGAAATGACCGGTAATGCTAAAATTGACGGCTTTGTACAGT